TGGGATATCCCCCTACGACATTTTTCGACAATTTGCTTTCCCACTTTAGCGTGGTAAAGTGTTAAAGTGGTAAAGTGTTAAAGTGGTAAAGTGGTAAAGTGGTAAAGTGGTAACGCGTTGATGTGGTAACGCGTTGACGTGGTAAAGTGGCAACGTGGTGCGGTTGTAATGAGGGGATGCGGTAAAGTGATGATGTGGGGCAGTTGACTTTATTGCATTAAAGTGCTACACTGATAATACAATAAATTAAGAAAGAAGGTAATAAAATGTTACAAGAAATCACTACAACAATTACAAATGTTGGTTTTCCGATTGCATGTTGCATTTTCTTAGCATTATACATTCGTGAAAATCAAAAGCAACACAAGGAAGAGGTCAACGCATTAACTAATAAGTTAAACGAACAGACTCTAACAGTGCAAAAGTTGGTGGACAAAATCGAAGAATTATTAAGGGGGCTGACAAATGAAAACAAGTGAAAAAGGAATTGAATTAATTATTAGTCTTGAGGGGTTTTCCAAAAAGGCTTGTAAATGCGTTCCAACAGAAAAGTATTATACAATCGGATATGGACATTATGGAAAAGACGTTGCTAGCGATGCCACAATCACTAAGAAAGACGCTATTGCATTGCTAAAGAAAGATTTATCTTCGTTCGAGAAAAAAGTTGATAAATATAATCACATTTATCATTTTTCACAGAATGAATATGATGCACTTGTGTCTTTCTGTTATAATGTTGGGAACATTGATAAATTAACAGTAAACGGACGTAGAACAAAGGCGGAAATTGCCGATGCAATGTTAAGATATACTCACAGTGGCGGAAAGGAACTACGAGGACTTGTTCGACGTCGAACAATGGAACGCGAGTTATTTTTGTCTGACAGTGGTTCACAATATTATTCAAAGTATGTCGGCACTGACAAAAATATTGATGCCATTTTTCGCAAAATCGGTGTCGAATCAAAATATATAGGTTCTTATTCAGCGCGAAAACCTATTGCTAATGTAAATGGAATTAGTGATTATCGCGGTACATATAACGAAAATACAACTTTGATTCTGCTTGCAAAACAAGGCAAACTAAAGAGGGCTTAGCCCTCTTTAATTATGCAAAAAATCCGGTTGATAAAATATTGACTATTTCGTCTTTTTCCTCATCCGTCGCGCTAATTCCGCTTATATCTATATTACCATCACAAACGGTATAACCTTTTAGACTTCCTATCGTTTTAGACAAACAACACATGCGTCCGCGCGTATGATTAAATGCCTTTAATGGTTGATACTGTGGTCTGTCAATAACCACATAGCATGTTCTGTTCGTGGATGCCACGCAAGAAGGGCTTGGATTTCCATTTCCGCTATAGTGATATTGTGAAGTAGCCGCACCGATTATTGAATTAACTGCGCCTGTTACGTTTCCACTCATAGCACTACTTACCACACCGACACCGGCATTAATATATGCACTCTCAACTTGCGCTCGATTGCTCGCGGTTATAGAAATATCCACTCCAATATTCCCTGTGAACTCATAAAGTCTAATTTTTCCAACATATATTTGTGCAAGGCAACCGCCTGTGATAACGTCTAGCGTGTACTCAATTCGTAGTGTTTTACCCATTACCAAAGATGCGTCTAATTCCTTAAACCCGATATAAGGAAGATAGATTATAACATTTGTATATGGTGCATAGTCCAAAAAATTATGATAATGTTCAGCAATAGCAACCGAACCGATTGTTTGTTTACTAAAATTCTGACTAATTTTTTCGCCATTAACGCCTGTCTTTACATTTCCTAGAGTAATTTCTTGTGTAGTTCCGCTGATTGCATATGGGATAGCTTTACAAGATATTATATTCTCTATCGGATTATTGTTAATCAATGAAAATTCATCGAAAATTGACGAACCCCACAAAAATTGACCGAGTTGCACAAGACGTTCTTTAGTCATATGGAAAGTTGACGTTAGTACGCCGATTCCGCTAGATAATACATGGGTGTCGTCGTCGTCGTCGTCTTTATCTTTGTTATCGTCGTACCCTTTGTCATCGTCTTTAGTATATCCGTCACTACCCGAAGTTCCGTCGTGTGCGGTAAATGTACTTCCATCCCCACTATCAGTTTTTACAAACCAAGTAGAATGTTCTCCCACTTTACAAAAGCCTATATTTCCGTACATATGACCGTCTGTTTCATTCGGATAAAGTTCACAATACATATATGCACTTGTGGCTTTTGGCAATACGGTTGATGTTTCAAAGTATTCAAATTGTACTATTATAGTGACCGCGCCTTTTACTAGTCCACCCATATCCCCCCATACTGCATCGTGTATGTCGTGATAGTTTAACTTAACCGATTTTTTATTGTAGTCATAATATTTAGAATCTTTAACAATATAAGTATTTGCTACAATATCATCCGAAGCACAAAATAGCACTTTAACCTTGGAAGTATCACTTGATTTAACATCTGCACAATCCCATGTCAATTTATACAATGGATTCTTTGTACCATCAATATACAAATTCCATTTTGTTGATGTATCTTTAATTGCACCGCTTGTATCTCCATTATTTATGTATTTGTTTATTGATTCTGTATCGTCAGCATTAAATAGCGGAATAGTAGTTTGTACGGACGATTGTAAATAATACGCGGAAGTAAAGGTGTCATATATAGATAGCCCAGCCGGAAATACATTAGCTGTTATGGTATCTGTGGACTCGTCAATTAATTCATCATCCTCATTATACCGTCTGAGAATTTGGTCGAATGTATACTGTTGTATTTTAGGATTTATCGGAATTGCGTAAAATGTAAAATTTTGAAAAAATACTTCACTTTCTTTAACGTTTCTACGCGTTGCATATAACGCAAAGCCTTTATCTAAAAAAATCGAAGTAGAAATTATCGTTTTTGCTTTACTACTGTTATACGGCGGTTTATTTACGTTTCTTGATGTCATAGAACCAGAATATACATAAGCCATAATTACGCCCCCCCATTATTAACTGTCAAATAGTAATTTGTATCGCTCCCGCCAACTGTTCCGATATTCTTTTTTTCTCTAAAACGATTGACGCGCACTAATGCTTCTTTGTCCTCGTAGTATGGAGAATATACATTCTCTTGTCGTAAAATCAGCGTGCTAATACTGCGAATTTGTGACTTATAAGTGTTTAACACGTCTACGTGCATAGATATTGCTAATTGGCTTGCTGTCATTTCTGTTATATCATTTATAAAATAGTATCTACCAAACTCGTTAATATAAGCATAGTTGCATTTTCTAACGCTACTAGCTGACATTTTACCGATAATTACCGTCGGATTTATAATGCTTGTACCTTCTTTAATCTTGCAAGTGACTTTTTTTACTACGCTTGCCGATTTGCTTATATATCGTTTATCCGCGCTAGTGTTCATTAACTCTAACGTCATGTTCTCACTCCTTTCTAGTGTTCGATGTCGAACTAATAAATGCAAATACATATTGACTTAATAATGTCGTGCGCGACAATTCCAATAAAGTTAAACATTGCGATATCACGTTCAGATTCTAACATTTGCTGACTTGTAGTGACTCCGACATTACCCGACCTCGTGAATTTGTGCGTTGTAGTTCCACTTGATTCATCCGTATACGAGTTTCTTCTCGAACTAATGTCGTGTGACATTCCATGCTGAAAAGCATCGGTTGTTGTAGTCGTGTAGGAATTTTCACGCGCTCCCCCTGTCGTATTATCTCTTTTAGTAGTAGTATCTGTATGTGGGGATACTGTTGTTTCTGTGTTAGTAACATTTCTTCTGTCTTTGAATGTATCAGTGTTTAGTTCCTGTTCCGAGTACGTGTCAGAATCAAACGGTGCAACTTTTCTTTCGTGCGTTTCTGAACCCGTGTCCGTAGTTGCATTGTTTGTATTAGTAGTCAGTTTTGCAATGTCATTTGTTGTAACGCTAGTGCTTGCATCCTCATATGCCCCAATTTTTTCAGTTTTAGAATCCGTTATTGTCGTGGTATCTGTTCCGCTAGTGGTGTCTGAATATGCGCCTAAATCGTCTGTCTTTGTTCCGCTTGCGGTTGTAGTGTCTGTTCCTTCTTCTGTCATGGAATAGTTTTCGATTGGGTTATATTCTAATAATGTTGTTTCGTATAACTTAGAATATTTATACTTACGCACGTTTATTAAATTAGTAACCCTTTTTCTAATAACGTTTGCATCTGTTTTCAAAGCATCCTCAATTAGTGGGCGTATTTGTAATGAACCATGATTAAAATTGCACCACTCGTTCAACATATTTACAAAATTAGAATCATTAAATGGTGCATAATCAATAGAATTGAAAAAAGGCACTTCGTTATCTTCGATGTATTTACTCAATGTTAGCATCTTTTTCACTCCTCTCTGCGGATAGCAAGCTGAATTCCTTAGATAATTTAACGGATGTGTTAAGTCCAAAAAGTTTATTAATGTCCTCGCTTGCTTTTTCGCGTTGGTGTAACATATCGCTAATATTGAAAAGTAACATTTGATTATCGCTAGATACTTCGGACTCTATCATACGTTCTTTTTTATCCCTAGTAAATCGTACACCAATATCAGTATAGAACATTCTCAAAAGTTCATTCCGCGCATCAATACAATCCATAACGCCAAGCGAACCCGACATTGTAGGTGCGATATTCTTTGCGTCCGTGAATCCATCATCAATAAGCGCGTCGGTGTCCCCTTCGTAGAATTTCTTATACATTGCGCGGAAGGTGTCTGCGGTGCTCTCATCGTCGGATACGATGATATTCTTCATTCGTAAATTAACAAGCGCCATTTTTAACGACACATCACAATGTGCAAGCAAACAAGCGTATCTGAATACTAATGGATAAATCGAATTTCGTAATGCGGTATTCTGAACAATTACACAATTTTTTCCGATTGTTGCACGACCGCCACGAGCGGTCGGTGCTGAATACGTAAAGTTTGTGAATATGTCAAAATACTGTGTTACTCCCGACAAACCGCCACTAGCAACCATAAGTCCTTTAAGTTCGTCTTTTACAAATCCGCAATATCCGTCAACTAGCGTTCGTACTTCTAGTTCGCGTTGCGGAAATGGAAGTCCTTCCCATTCAAAAATTCGCACTGTTTTTTCAAGTAAAATATTGCACCAATATTTAACGCTTGCTGATAATTTCAGTTCATTTTCCTCTTTATGTTCGTCAGTGAACAAGGAAAGACTATAATCATCTAAAAACATAGAACATTCTCCCTTCTATTAAATATAAGGGGCTTGCGCCCCTTATATAATATTTAGTGTTCGACATCGAACTAAACTGCTTCAAGATAGAATACAATTCCATTTTCGCTCATGTCGTTGAAATAGCCGATGTTCGCTTTGTTATAGTAGTTTGTGTACTCGTCGTGGTTGTTACGCTCCGAAGTGCTTCTCCGTTCGTTAAGTGTGACTCCCATTGCTTCATAGTCGTAAATCACACCGATAATGCCCTTCTTTGAAATTGTACCCTGTTCGGTTTCATCAAGCTTGATATTGATTGCCGAAGTGTCGTCAAAGTCGAAAGACTCCCCAGCACCTTGCCAATATGCTACACTGTCATACATTGGAAGTTTAACTAGTTCATCATGGAAGGTGTTCGCGCCAAGGAACGTATCACAAGCACTTGTAAAGTCCTGTAGTAGATTAACAACCAACTTGTCTTTCGGTGTATGTCGCTTATATCCTTCCTCATTGAAAAGCACGCTCATTTTTGACATTCTCTTAACCCATAAATTGATTGAACGACTAGCCCATGCTAAAAACTCCGCGTTCATTAAAGCACCTTCTACTGTCAAGTTCGCATTTGTGAGTGTGTTGTACTCTTTTAAAAGGTTAATCGCTCCGCAAGGTTTACCGCCCTTGATTTTACGTGCAATAAATGATACACGTGTTAAGTTCGCGTTGTTCTCGAGTGCCAACGTCATCATGTTATCCATAGCCGTAAAAACTGCGTCAATGAAGGTAGCCATTGATGTCTCATTTGTAAACGCGGTGCGTAACATGAAATCCGGAATTGTTACGTCGACTTCCCAAGTGGTAATTCCATTAAATAATTTCTGCTTTGCGGTCGGCTTGATAACTGGCGCAAACTTCGGCGCGTAATCACTCTTTCCAATCTCCCAAGCATCATTTTTCTTTGCTTCGGGTAAATCTACATAAATTTTCTGCACAATGCATCCGAACTCGAACGGATGTCTTACCATTCCTTCACTGTCTGACTCATACTGTCTTACGCTGAATACAGTACGTGCGATGCGGTCAACCAATGTATTTAAAAAGTTTTCTGTATCGGTGTTGCTTGCTAAAACGCTATCTCCCAATGCGATTAAAGATGATACATCTTTAACTGTGATAGCCTGTTCTCCCATTGATTCTTTTGCCGTCTGATTAACTAAATCATAAATCTGACTTACTTTTGACATACTTATTCTTCCTCACTTTCTTCCTGTGGATTTTCAATTTGTGTTTCTTTGCCTAAATTGTTTAGCGCATTTTTTACATCCGTGTTAGATTCCGCAATACTGTTAGCGACTTCCTTCAATGTGGCGTTGATGCCTTCAAGTAAAGTATTGTCGCTTGATTCTTTTAAATCCTCAGTAGTGTTCGGTGTCGAACGCGGGCACAATAAATCAATACTTCGCATTAGAACTTCCCCCTTTCTTTTTTTACTTGCCAAAATTCTGTCCCTGTTAAATTGGAACTAAAAAAGACTTTACGTTGCGCCAACAATTCTATTATTATAGTATCATAGCGCGTCTTTTCTGTCAAATAATATGTGGCGTATTTTGACGTAGTGAAGTCGTCTGTTACTATTCTTTTAATACGTTGTGGTACTTCCGAAGGTGCGTCCGATACATACAAGAATCGTTCTTTATTGTCGCATATTAAATCAATCCTAAAAGCAAATTGATTATATTTGTAGTAAATCGAATACTTGATGTTATAAGTATTAATCGGTCGCGGTAAATGTGGAAATTCCGACGTAGACCATGTTCCCGATGTTATCATTTCTGATTTTTTACCAAAGAACATCTGACTATTCTTGCCACTGTTCGCGCAATATTCAACTGCTATCACAATCTCAATAGGTTGCCCTTCCTCGTCGATTTGATTCGTTGAATGTGTATATATATCAATTGTTCCTTGCGCCTGTTCTTTTACGTGTGACAATTCCCACTCGGTAAAGTACGGGCATAATCGGTTGATTGTGTTACCAATCATAAACACGCGAACGCTATCGCGTCGGGCTATCGTTGACACTAAATCAGTTAGGTTATCAACTTCATGTCCTATATATCCTTGATTCGTTATGAACTCTTCGAAAACGATATTGCCAATCAGCGGAAATGCCAAGGACTTATAATGCGTTACGCCTGTCAAAGCAAACGCTGAACCAATCTTTTTTCCTCGTGTCGATACACCGTTTTCATCGGTAAACTTAAAATAAATATCGCGTCGATAACATTCCACACCATTATATCGACCGTTAGTGATGTCAGCTATTGGCATATCAGCAAAGTATAATTCAACGTCGCGTGCCTTAACTTCATCTTGCCAACGTCTAATATATGCGAATTGATAGCGTTTTTTAGCAATCTTATTTTTTTCAAGATAGCCAAAATAATCTAACTCGTGAAACGCTTCCCATAACATCATGTATTTTGTAGCATAACTTTTTCCATTGGAACGCTCTCCAAGTAAAATATTATATTGTGCGTTTTTCGACAACAAATTTTTGATGTTATAAAATCTTTGTTTCATTTTTTAATACCTCTGTTTGTCCTCGTTTATTCTCCAAGATTAACTGCATATACTCGGGTGTAATACCCATACTATATGTTGTTGGTTGTGCGACGATTCCATGTTTATAAGTCGACTTGAATTCATCATACGCGCCTTTATTCCATGTGATAGGTTGCATATCATCTTCATATGTCATTAATAACTTTTTCGCGTGTTCGACATCGAACACTAAACCGTCTGAAAATTCATCAATCGACTTTAACTGTGATACTGCGTCTTTACGAACTCCCGAAACGGTCATATGAAGTTCTTCGCGCGGTTGCTTTTCTTCATGGGTAAATTTGTTATACAAACCGCCACAAATATATTTTTTCGCGCCTAGTGTTTTGAAATCGTAATAAGTCCCCTCATAATCGAATATACCTAGACGATGTTCAATGCCAAACTTGTCTTTTGGCGCGAATGTTTCACGCGAAACATTAAGAATGTCTGCGCGTTCATTGGCACGGCGTTCAATTTTCGCGTTGTACTCGGAGAAAAAATTTGAATTATTCGGTACACATTTAATCGAGTCTGTATCACAGTATACCACATATCTATCAATAGCCAGTATACCCAACCACAAATTACGCCTAGCATATGCCGTTACCCATGCACCGAACTGGAACGCACTAAACACTTTAGATAGCTTTTTTCGTTCATGTGATACCTTATCAAGATAAGTTGCACTATTTAGCAATTCTTTATCCCATTCAGAACTATCAGCATCAAACATTACATCATCCGTCAAAGTACGAGTTACCATCATTCCATACATACTATTAATATATTGCTTTGATTGACTATAAGTGGCGGTAAACTCATCAAGCCCCTTATATTGGGTTTTATTGTTGTATAGTTCTAACACATACTTTACAAATGTATCTGATAAATAACCAACTTTAGACACCCTAAAATCAACAATATCTAAATTAGAATATTTATAACATTGATTGAATATCTCATAGTCAATATTGGTCATTGACATACAACAATAATCGGCTGATATTACTCGACCGTTATCTAGTTTATAACCCTTTATTTCCCTACACTTTGAAAAACTAAGCCAAGTATTGAACCTAACGCTTTTTAGGTTTTCTACTCGTATCGTAATCATAAACGCCCATTTTTCGACATTGAAATATTTCTCACATGGTGTTACCTTCTCAAATTTTGTCATCGGAAATTTTTCCAAAGCCATAACGGTTGGATAACTTGACGATATATCCCATGAGTCCACATCATGTAATACCCTATTAGAGTATGTATATGATGCATGCGTGTAACCGCCAGCGAATACGTCAACTTGACGTTTATACTCGTCAAGTGTAGGCGGTATCAATGCAATGCATCTTTGTCTATACCTTAATTCACTTGGAACATTCATTCGCTTGCGCACTTCCTGTCTGACTTCCCCTGTCTGCGTGTAGGGTATGTCTATAACGTGTCCATACTTTTCTTTGTATTGTGACAATCCGTAGAACATTACTAACACGTCATGGAAACAGTACTCTAATTCAGCATCGGTCAATTCTGTATATGGTGTTCGTAAAAGAGTATAGTCAAGGTTTCCTATTAATTTCTTAACAGGCAACGCTTTTTCATGCGCCCATGTATCAAGCGACATACGTGTTAGAAAATAACTGCATCTAAACTCATAAGAGCTGACAGTGCAAAATATCGGTTTTCGTTTATCACGAGCAAACACATAATCAAACTTTAATACGTTAATCAAAAATGCGAACTCAAATGCTAGATTGTGGACGTAAATAATTTTTTTATGTGGCTCGTAAAACTCTAACTCGTGTAGAAAATCTGCGAAGTCCTCTAGTGTTCTTCCGTAGAACACATTCTCATTTATTGAAAATTGCCAAACATAGCACAATGCAAACTTTTTACAATCCCTATAATATTCTTGTGACTTCCCTGTGTAGGGTTCGATGTCGAACTTGTCTTTGTGCAAGAAACCGCTCGATGTTTCGATGTCAAAGCACATTATATCATCGTTTACAATGTCGGCTCGTCTAGGTTTTTTGTAGTAGTATGTGGTAAACTCAATATCTGATAACGGCTTGTCCCTTGCTTTATACATGTAACTCACTTCCGATTACATTATATTGTTCAAAAATTCCAGTACACTCTTTTCGGTGTCTGAACTTCTTAAATAGGAATCTAACGCTCCCTTAATTTTATTAACGCTTGCACCCTCGGCAACCGCTTCCAAAACCCCGTCTACTACGGACTCCGACGCATGATTGTATTCATCACGAATTTTCTGCCAAGTCGGAGAGCGGAAAAGTTTTGACATTTTTACAACTTCATCACTAGTCAACTTATTAGATTTAGCAAACTTTGAAAATCCTTTAGTGGCTAACGCTTTAAACGATGTAATAGTTGAATATGGACTAGCATTGTATCCTTTTGCTAACTCCGCTAAAAAGTCTTTATCTTCTCCGCTGACTTCCGATAGTTTAAGTTTCGGAACGCCTATAATATCATGCCCGTATAGCAATTCCAAGTCGTTCCGCAACTTGTCTATCGTTTCTTCGTCCCCGTTTGTATATTTGAACAATCGCTCGATTCGCTTATTCGCTTTTGAAATCTCGCGCCTGTCCTCGGGCGTTATCATAAGTCACACCACTCATAGCCCACGCACCGCTTATGATATGTCTTGTCCACATACTCATGTGCCTTTAAACCTACTAAGCCTTTTTTGATTAAGCCGATAGACTCTGAATCCTGTAGAACTTCGTTAACAGTGTCTGTCATGTGTGAAGGTAAATCCAAAAGAATCTTCTCATCTGCGATAATTGCTACAGGGTGGTCGTCGTAATTGCCTTTTTTATTGATATACAAACCGTCAATCTTTACGACGTTATCCCCGTATTTTGCGATAAAATCGCAGCCGTCCATAAACTCAAAATCCTTAATGTCGATGTCGAAAATCGTGTTAAACTTGTTATATTTTTCTGCAAAACCCATATTTTAAACCTCTTTCTTTCTTAATTGTATTCCAGCTTCTATAATGAACTCGCATAACGATACGTTAGGATTATTCTTCTTGATTGCGTAACGCATCGTTCGTTCGATGTTAGCTGATTTTAAATTGTTCTTAGTTGCATATTGTTCAATAAATCGATTCAAATGATATGGCATTGTAGGGCTTCTAATGCACTCGACAACCATATCATAAAGATATGCATACCCTATGGACTTGCGCGGAACTCCGCGCTCGTCCAAATATTCTTGTATTGTCATTTTATAACCTCTTTTCGATATATTCCTTTAATGCAATTAACTCTGTTTCTTCCAATTTTTCAACCAATTCTAATATTGTAAAATATGCGCTTGGTGTATCACATTGTTTTGACTCTTCGTCAACAACTTTTGACTCTTGTTCAACTTCATCCGTTGAATCGTCTGCGTCCTCTGCATCTGTGATTTCTGCATCTGCTACAATATTATCATATTTCCATACCGATACCGCTTCTCTGACTTCTCTGCAAGTGCTTGACGGTGTAATCATATAACCGTCTAAAAAGTCCACGATTTCTTCCTGTGGGATAACAAGTAATTCCATTACCTTTGTTAAAGTAAAGGCGTTCAGTTCTTCGACTTCTTTGTGGTAGTGTGACGCCTTCTTCATTTTGTTTAAGTTCGGACGTGACATTCCAAGCACTTTTGCAAGATTGCCCTCTGTCTCGAAATCGTCAACGAACAGTTCATCATCAACAATAGTTGCGATTGCATCCGCAATCTTCCACTGCTGATTGTTGCCAGTGTCTACCGCCTTTTTGATTGCGTTTAACTGTGTACCAAGTTTTTTGTTTGTGAGTTCTGTTGTGTTGATTGTTGTTAATTCTAACATGTTTTTTCTCTCCTTTTTTAAATTATTTTATATTAATGTTTCACGTGAAACATTATTATACTATCAATACAACCTCTATAGTATTGAAATCAATAGCCCGAAATTGATATACTAATTTATCAATTAATTCTGTCGGACAATCTTCCAAACTACCGTTAAAACATGATTTAGTTGCTCCTTCCTTAAATAATATAAATGTGTGTTCATCTCTCGAATGAATATATAAATCTCTAACTGTCATATATTAAAACTCCCTTCTATTTTCAATCCTTGCTACCGTTTTAATAGCCATTCGCTTATTATTTAAAGTCATTGCCATATCCATATAATTAGTTGCATACGTCATTTCAAATCTGTCCTCGATAACTTCATACATATAATTAACTCTTTGTACTCCTGTGGTCGTTAATAAAGTATAATGACATAACTCCACCCATTTTTTAGCAATATACAACATCCTACTAATTAATCGGTCGAACTCTTCGGTAGCCATGCCTAAATAAAATCCTTTTCCTGTTACCACATGACTATCTAATTTTGACAACAATTTATTCAGTTCCTCAATATCATATAATTTAGCACCGACAAAATATCCGTTTATTAATCTATCATTCACAATATTAGTGTATGATATATTATTAAACGCAGTTGAAACCATATGCTTTAAATCCGCTCTTGTGCAATAATCTTCCATATTCTATCCCTTCATTCCTGTTCGATGTCGAACTTTTACATTGTATAATAATTTCTATGAATTGCTTTTCCCATTGCTTCTCCATACTGATTGATATATGCGGAAACCTGTTCTCTTTCTTCATCTGTGAAGTTTTCTTCTTCCAATTTATAATAAGCCACCGCGATAGCTTCCATTAATTTATCTTTTGCTAATTCTCTCATTTCTGATTTACTCATACTATTGACTCCCTTCTTTGTGTTCCTCTTTGGTACATTATTAATATATCACACTTTCATACACTTTGCAACAAAAAACAACAATTTTACTATACATTGTAGTTATACTAAATATAACTATATATTATACACCATACAACTGCCCCACATCATCACTTTACCGCATCCCCTCATTACAACCGCACCACGTTGCCACTTTACCACGTCAACGCGTTACCACATCAACGCGTTACCACTTTACCACTTTACCACTTTACCACTTTAACACTTTACCACTTTAACACTTTACCACGCTAAAGTGGGAAAGCAAATTGTCGAAAAATGTCGTAGGGGGATATCCCA